ATGCGTAGTATTTTAGGAAATAATACAGGTGGCGGAACAATAGATATTGTTTGGGGTCCAGACGTTGAACTTATTGAAAGTAAATCTGACGCACATTTATTCTTAGGTGAAGAAAAATATAAACCACACTTAAATAGTATTTATGCAGGATTAGGCATTCCTCCTACTCTTACTGGTACATTTGGTGCTGCTGGAACTACTAATAATTTTATTAGTTTAAAAACACTAACACAAAGATTGCAATATGGCAGAGATGTATTAGTAGAATTTTGGGAAAAAGAATTAGAAATAGTACAAAAAAGCATGGGCTTTAAGATTGCTGCAAAAATCGAATTTGATAGAATGGATCTTAGTAATGAAGATGCTGAAAAAGCATTACTAATTCAATTAGCAGATCGTAATGTTATTAGTGATGAATTATTACAATTACGATTTGGTATTGATCCTTCTATGGAGAAATCTCGTCTTAATAGAGAAAGTCGTGATAGAGATGGTGATCGCATGGTTCAAAAAGCTGGTCCTTATTTTGTAACTAATTTTGAAAATGAATTAAGAAAAATTGCTTTACAGTTAGGCATTGCAACACCTAGTCAAGTTGGTTTAGAACTTGAAAATAATAAAAGGGGTGAAAAAAATGCTATACAAATGAAATCTGAATTTAATGCAAAATTAACACAACAACAAAAACCAGCAGGAGTTTCAGGTCAAGGTCGCCCTAAAACCAAAAAAGATTCTCAGCCTAGACAAACTAAAAGATTTGCTCCACAAACAGGTGCTGCTTTAGCATTGTGGGCCAATGATACACAAGATAAGATTGGTGAAATAGTAAATCCAATTTATTTAGAATTTGTTAGTAAGGCTAATTTACGCAAATTATCATCTACAGAAAGTCAAGAATTAGAAACATTAAAAACTCGCATATTATTTAATATTGAGCCTTATGCTAAGATTGAAAGCGATGGTGTAATAAATCTCATGGCAGAAACCACCATAATCGATTCTGCTATATCTAATGAAAAATTACAAGGTTTTAATTATTGGTTAAGACAAATTCAAAGTGAATTAAATAGATCATTAACTATGGAAGAAATTAAATCGATTAAATCTTCTTTTTATAGTGCTATTTATAGCCAAAAAGGGTAAAAAACAATGAGTATTCAAGTATTTCCACAAGAAGAAGCAGATGGTTTAGCAAAAGCTATTGCTTCTCAATCTAGTGTTTCATACGCTAGTGTATTAGAACCAGCTAATAAAATATTGCCAACTAAAAAATTTAAAACATTAGCTAATATAAATGATGAAGATTTATATGGCACACAATCTATTTTAGTAACAACTAACTGGAATAAAAATGACGATATTTTTGATAAAGCAGAAGTATGGAATGCTCGTCATAGTCCAGAAGATAAACCTACTAATTTAGAGCATAAAGAAGATATTATTGTAGGACATATTACGGCAAATTACCCTATTACAGATGATGGTATTTTAATTGATGAAAATACCCCAATAGAAAATTTACCAGAAAAATATCACATATTAACAAGTTCAGTAATCTATAAAGCATTTTCTTCTCCTGAATTACAAGAAAGAACAAGTAAACTAATTGCTGAAATTGAAAATAATCAAAAATACGTAAGCATGGAATGCTTTTTTAAAGGATTTGATTATGGTCTTGTAAACAAGGTTAGTGGTGAGTATAAGATATTACCACGAAATGAAAGCACTGCATATTTAACAAAATATTTAAGAGCATATGGTGGTCTTGGAGAACATGATAATTATAAAGTTGGACGCGTATTGCGCAATATTACATTTTCTGGAAAAGGCTATGTTGATAAGCCTGCTAATCCAGAAAGTATTATTTTTACAAAAAATGATTTTGCGTTTTTAGAAAAAAATGACGATTTTGCAAATTCGGGTGTAAATATTTCTCAGTCAGATAACGAACAAATGGAGATTAACCAAATGAGTGTAAAAGCAGAAGATAAAAGTGCCGAAGTTGTTGCTGCTCTAGAAGCAGCTAATCTGACGGTCGCTGAACTACAAACAGAAATTGAAAATTTAAAAACTTCTCATTCAGAATCATTAGCTAGTGTAACCGCTCTTAAAGATCAACTTGAAAGCGAAAAAGCAGAATTGCTTGCAGCAAAAGAATCTTCGGATGCTACTATTGCAGAATATACTAGCAAATTAGAAGTACTACAAGCTTCTGTTATTGATTTGGAAGGCAAATTAGAAACAGCTAATACAACAATTGCTGCATATGTTAAGAAAGAAAAAACTTTGATGCGTAAAGCAGCTTTGGTTGAAAGTGGTGTAGAAGATATTGATGATGTCTTGGCTAAATTTGACAGTTTAGATGACGAAACATTCGCAGCTATGACTGATATGTTAAAGAAAAATAAAGACAAGACTAAGAAATATGAAAATAAAGCATCTGATGCTGATGCTAGTAAATCTGATGATTTGGTAGCAGCATTAGATAACGTTGAAACTACAGATGAAATCGTAACTACTGTTGGTGGTGAAGATAATTCAGAAGTTGAATCGACTCGTGCTGCTCTTGTTAATTTTGTAAAATCTAGACTAGGTAAAAAATAAATCTTTATAAGGGAGAATAAAAATGGCTCTTAAACCAGATCGTATCGAACAATTATCAGATATCTCTTTCTTCATGACTACGGTTGCTGAACGTGGTGGTGTTGTATCTCACGTTACTTCTGGCGTTGGAGCATCTATGGATGATGCTGACGCTGTTGTAGAATACGCACCTGCTTGCACGGGTTCTCCTGCTGGAGTTCTATTGTGCGATGTAGTTAACTATGATCTAACTAAGCAGCACATCAACTGGCATAAAGATGAAGTTCAGGTTGGTGGCAAGGTAACACTTCTTCGTATTGGTCAAGTTTTGACAGATATGATTGAGGGCGATCCTGTTGCTGGTGATGCAGCTTATGTTGGTCCAAGCGGTCTATTTTCACTTGATTGCGAAGGTGCAGCGAAAGTTGGTACTTTCTTGAGTGGTAAAGACGCTGACGGTTTTGCTAAAATTTCAGTAAACATTCAGTAATTTAATTAACGGAGAAAAATAAAATGGCTAATAAATCAATTATCGAACAAACACCAGAATTAACTGAACTTTTAGTACGTTCTGGATCGATTAACAAAGAAGAAGCTTTAGCAGCAAATGCCGAATTTGCCAAAGCTCTTGAACTACCTTTGCGTGAAGGTGTTCTAAATGGCGATATTTTGGATAATATCTTTGAACCAATTCCTTTGGCTCAAAGTGCTACTCCAGAATTCCCATTAGACTTTATTGCTCCTGGCTCAGAAAAGGACTTTGTTGCTTACACAATTCCTAATCACGGATACATTCCAGAACGTCACGTTGAAGGTGACTATGTAATGGTTCCAACCTTCGACATTGGCGCATCTATCGACTACTTGTTAAAGTATGCTCGTGATGCTCGCTGGGACGTAGTTGGTCGTGCTATGGAAGTAATGGAAGCTCAATTCGTTAAGAAAATGAATGATGACGGTTGGAATACTCTTCTAGCTGCTGGTGTTGATCGTAATATTGTTGTGTTTGATAATGATGCCGATCCAGGCCAGTTTACAAAACGCTTGGTAAGTTTGATGAAAACTACAATGCGTCGTAATGGTGGTGGAAATAGCTCTAGCAACAATAGAGGTATTCTAACAGACCTTTACGTTAGTCCAGAAGCTATGGAAGATATTCGTAACTGGGGTGTTGATCAAGTAGACGAAATTACTCGTAGAGAAATTTATGTTGCTGCTGATGGCACTCTAAATCGTATCTTCGGCGTTAACCTTCATGATCGTGATGAACTTGGTGAAGGTCAAGAATATCAATTATTCTATGACAACGTTCTAAATGCTGCTTTACCAGCAGGTGACGTTGAATTGGTAGTTGGTCTTGATCTACGCAAGAGAGACAGCTTTATTATGCCAATTCGTGAACAAGTACAAATCTTCGAAGATGACACTCTTCATCGTCAGAAGAGGGCTGGATTCTACGGTTGGGCAGAACAAGGATTCGCTGTTCTAGATAATCGTCGCGTACTATTAGGTTCGCTATAATTAAAAACTTAGTTTAATAACTAATAAGAGAAGTCGCTACTTGGTAGCGGCTTTTTTTATGCTATAATATGTATCGTATGGTTGACCTGATCTGTCTTATTGGAGAAACAAATGTTAGATAATACGGCCACATTTAATAAATACGGGTATTATGTCGAAAATTTATCAATCGCGTCACACAAGCCAATAGAGGTCGTTTGTGACTATTGTAAACAACCATTTACCAAAGAATATAAAGCATATAACTCTCAACGCAAAGTTATACAAAAAGATTCGTGTTCAAATTCTAGCTGTAAATATAAAAAAAGAGAAGATATAAGCGTTCAATTACATGGCGTTAAAAATTCTGCTCAAAGACAAGATGTTCGTGATAAAATTAGTCAAATAAATACAGATAGATTACGCTCAGAACAATTTAAAACACAAGCTAAAGCCACCAATATAAAAAAATATGGATCAAATAATCCTATGTTAGTTCCTGAAATAATTGAAAAACAAAAACAAACAATGATAAATAAATATGGTACAGATAATATTATGAAATA